GTACTCAAACTGGCATGGATCGTGCTAATGCCAGCCGTGGACTATTCGGGTGAAGATTTTCAGGGGTTTAAGACCTAATCCACCAGAAGAGTACAAGGAAAAAGGAATTACAAACAATGGTATGACTGCAGATTATGAGGGAGTAGTTTTCAGCGATGGTACTGTCGTACTTCGCTGGCTTACTGCTTATAAGTCTCATTCTGTGTGGAATAGCTTTGATGATTTCTACCAAGTACATGGCCATCCTGAATATGGTACTAAGATTGAATGGCTAAGTTGAGACAATACTGATACAATTTAAAATAGTAACTGACTTTAATACTGTAATAATGTTACTATTTAGACTTTATTGAAAGAGAGATAATTATGGCAGGTGGAAGTGCTGTCACCGGCACCAGCTTTTTAGCTGGATCCCCGACTGCTTATTCTGGCGGAGGTACTCAGCTGACCCCTGCCGTGCAGACTATCTGGTCCAAAGAAATATTGTTCCAGGCAATGCCGATACTTAGGTTTGAACAGTTTGCTGTTAAGAAGACTGAACTAGGTGTGCAGCCTGGATTGACGATTCACTTTATGCGGTACAATAACCTGGCTCCTGCTACACAGCTAGTTGAAGGAGTCAGGATGCAGACGGCCAGCCTTACTGCAAGTCAATTTGATATCACTGTTGCTGAGCAGGGCTTTGCTGTTGCTGTGTCTGAGTTATTGCTGAATGCCAGCTTTGACGACATTATGGCAAGTGCGTCCAGGCTGCTGGGCAGGAACATGGCGCTATATCTTGATGGTAGTGCCAGAGACACGTTGTACCAGGCTACTTCTAAGCTATTTGGCTACAATAAGTTTGCCCTTGCTAGTGCTCTGCGTACCCCATTGTCGCCATATGACCATGGCACTCCTGCGACCTCTCGTAGTAGTGGTGGCGGTACCGACCTGACCAATGGCAATTACAGCTTTACGACTGCAGTTGTTAAAGATGCCGTTGAAACTCTTGCCACCAAGAACGTGCCACGGCTAGGTGAGACATATGTTTGCTTTATTCATCCTCACCAGTCCAGGCAGCTGAGAGATGACCCAGAGTTCATAGAAGTGACCAAGTATGCTGCTCCTGGCAACTTTATGTTGGGGGAGATCGGTAGACTATCCGATGTAGTGTTCATTGAAACCACGCAGGTCACTAACAACTATGTTTCTGGCAGCTCTGGCCCACTGTACTACGATGCTGTAGTTATTGGCGACAATGCGTTTGGTCATGCCATTGCCCTGCCAGTGGAATTGCGTGATGGCGGTATTCTCGACGTGGGTCGAGAGCATGTGCTTGCTTGGTATGCGATATGGGGGTTGGGTCTTATAACCGATCAGAGTATAATTGTGGTGGAGAGCAATTAGGCTTCTGACTAAGCTGTGCTATACTTGGAAGCATGAAATGCATACGAGAAGAGTGTGACAAGGAAGTACACTGCAAGGGGCTATGTCAGCCGCACTATCGGCAGGCAAAACGGCGTGAACGCGGACTGAAGAAGCCAGGCAAGAAGCCTGACCCAAGCAGGCCACGTTCACGTTATGCGTCGCCAAGAGAACCTAAGCAACGTGAAATAAAAACTCATTGCACTAATGGTCACGAATTTACTGAAGAAAACACATACCTATGGAATGGCAGTCAGCATTGCCGTACATGTCAACGTGAACGTATGAGAGAGCGACGTCCAGCTACAGGTATTGGTGCTGGTGGACGTAATAAAGCTAAGACACATTGTCCACAGGGGCACGAATATACTGAAGAAAATACTTGGACCAACAAGGATGGTCGTCGTAGTTGCAGGATTTGCTCACGGGAAAATAGTAAACTACAAAATTACAAACGATATGGAATCACACCTGAGCAATTTTGTGAAATGCTGGATGTGCAAGACAACAAGTGTAAAATTTGTAACGATGTGTTTAAAGATCGTCGCAGGATACATATTGATCATGACCACAATTGTTGTGGACAAAGTACATCGTGCGGTAAATGTATTCGTGGATTGCTATGCAATGACTGTAATCATGGGCTTGGTAGATTTAAAGACAATGTGAAGAATCTGGAAAGTGCGATACAATATTTGCAGGAGTATGCTGACAGAATGATAGGATAGCTCAATCTTGCCACGAATCCTCTGTTGCTACACGGATATTAATCCGTTGACGAAGCAATCCCTGGAACAATACGCACCAGGTACTGAGTACGTTGACGTCAGAAACAACAACACTGCATACTGGCAAGCAATAGCTGAACGCTGGAATGGCAACGACGACCTGATTGTCATTGAACAAGACATGGGTGTAACTGAGCAGACTATTCCAGCGTTATTGTCTTGCTTTAGTAATTGGTGTGTTTTTGGTTATCGCATTTATACCATGAAGCTGATGTATCATTACGGTTTAGGCTGCGTCAAATTTTCTGCTCAGCTGCAGCAGATGCTGCCAGTTCCATATATTGAAGAGAACTTTTCAGATTGTGAAACATGCGGCCTGGATGCTTGCTGGCATCACCTGGATACCATGCTCAAGCAGATACTCAGGCATAATGGATACAACACACATGTCCATGGCGAGATAGCACATTATCACAATTACACTGGTACTACGTGTGCTACACTTCGTGGTAAAGGGCTGAAACTAATAGAGCGTGAAGGCTTTGAGCCAATGGTAGCATTCGAGAATGCATTGTTCATGATACCTGAAGCCATGCATGATTTGTCGGCACTTCAAGAAGAATTGCAGATGTATGGTTAACTGGGTACGCACATTTCCTGAGACAATACCTGCTGGCAGGAATTATGTAGTAGATCAGATACCCAGGATCTACATGCCGTCTTACAATTATGTTCCTGTCTTCCAGCAGCTGACAGACAACACCATACTACTGGAGTGGGATATTGTTGTCGATCAGGGTATGATGGACAGGTTTGAGAAGCATGTCCTGGACTGCATGGATCAGGTGCAGGTAGCCCCGTACATTTATCCTAAAGACAATACCTGGATACAGTCAAGGGTACGGGAAGTACAGCCACCAGAATTTTGCATAGAAACCCTTAGCTATAATGTAGGGACAGACAAGACAATATTGCCACTGCTCAGTCACCATGACGAAGGATATGTCTGGCGGGAATACACGCCTATTGCAGAAAATGACTCATGGTGTAATTGGTCTGGTTTTGGCATGGTCTATTTTCCGCTAGGCATTGTGCAGCAATACCTGGCGACTGAGCCTGATCATAGCTGTGATACGGAATGGTTTGGCTGGCACTACGAATGTGTCAGGGAAAAAGTTCCTGTGCATTGGGATGTGCAACCTATACATTTACATTTCTAGGAGAATTGTGCATATCGCTGTCGAACAATTCGTTGCCAAAGTTCTGCCTCTAGAAGAAATTAACGGAAAATTTATTGTTGAAGCAGGAGCGTTTGATGTCAATGGCAGTGTCAGGGAGATGATTGAATCTGCCAATCCTGCACATTACATGGCTACAGATATGCGGGAAGGGCCAGGGGTAGACGTCGCCTGCATGGCAGAAAATCTTCCTGGTATGTTTGGGTATGATTTTGCTGACATCGTGCTCTGCCTGGAAATGCTGGAACACGCAGAATACTGGAAAGCAGCACTGGCAGGAATGCTGAGGGTCCTGCGCACAGGTGGCAGTTTAGTCCTTACGACACGTTCCCCTGGCTTTCCTTTGCATGATTATCCTGGTGACTATTGGAGATTCACTGTTCCTGTCATGGCTGACATCATGGCCAGTGCAGGTCTTGAGCCGCAGGCACTAGAATATGACCCCAGCAGTCCAGGAGTATTTGTTAAAGCATTTAAGCCTGCTGGCTGGGAATGGCATGGCATACCGTGGAAATGGCATAGTGCTAAAGTTGAAGCAGCCCCAGGTGATTACATGAGGGAGCAGATGTACAGTTTGCTGACTGGTGCTGGGATCGTCGCATGAAAACCCTTTGCTGCTATACGAACATGCATCCAGCTACCCAGCAGTCCCTGGCAAATTATGCACAGGCAGACCTGGTTAATGTCACGGGAGACAGGTTTGGCTACTGGCGGGCTATCGCAGAACGCTGGCATGATGGCCTGATCACAATAGAACAAGACATTGAGATTGGTCCTGACACCATAGCTGAGTTAGAAAACTGCCCTGAAGACTGGTGTACATTCCGCTATCGCATCTATACTTTGCTGCTGAATGTTGGCTTAGGCTGCACTAAATTTTCAGCCAGGGTCCAGGAGCAAGTGAGC